CACTGGTGCTTGTTCATTGCGCAGCGCCTCCTGGTAGTCCCTCAGTTTCTTGCGCATCCTCACGCGAACGACCACATCTTCCCAGTTGCTGTTGAACGCGATAGCTTTGTCGTCTACGTACGCCAACGCTGGCACTTTCTGAGAGACGACTCCGTCGTGCGGAATGCGGTGCTTCCGCAGCCACCGCACCATGTCATCGTGGTACTGCTTGTGACCCCACCCGTCCCACGACCTAGCCGAGTACACGTAGACCGTAATTCCTAGCGCCTTGATAGCCGCGAGCGCTTTGCGCACCCCAGGAATCAGCACTGGGTTCGGATCATTGTGGTACGCTTCCTTCGCGATGGTACCGTCGAAGTCGACGAGCACCGTGGCGTTTGGCTCGTGCGTACCTGGCTGAATCATCCTCAACGTGGCTCCAGTTTCAGCCGGTCATTCTCGGCGGTGAGCTTCGCGTTGCTCTCGTTCAAGCGCTGCACCGCATCAGCCAGCATCGCAACTCGCTGCAGCAAGTCACTGCGCTCCGACCGCGCAACTAGCAGCCGCAAGTGCAAGCTGCCTAGCTCCTGCTGCAGTATTTCGATGTCGATGCTAACACCAACTTTCTCGGTGTCTGCCACGCCGATCACCTCAGTACTATTGTATCATGCCTGTCAAAGACATCCTACGATGTCGGACCCGTCAACTGGATATAGTGAATCGTGACACGTACTCGTCCCGTGGTGTCCGCAGGCGTCAAGTTAGGCGTGATGCGAACCGCAACAGCTGTCGTGTAGTGATGCGTTCCATCACGCGCCACGCTCGCTGCTACCGTATCAGCCGCCGTGCTAAGAGCCACGTGGTACCGCTGTGTGGCAGCGGCAACTCCGACGTCGAATGTCGCAGCCGTAGGAATCACTACCGTAACTCGCACGGAAACTCCAGTGACGAGCGCGAAGGCCGGAATCACGATTGTGGTGTCAGTGAAAGCCGCCGCCGCGATGGTCGTAAGCTCTGTCACCGAAGCAATAGCCGACTTTTGAGCATTGGTCGCGCGTGTCAAGATCTCATCGCCGGTTGGGTCCAGACGCCATGCTTCAACAAGAGGAGTGGTGCCTGGGGCCACGAGATGAATGAGTGCCCGCGTTCCACGCGCTGACCCTGACCACGTTTCCGTAGCAATACCTTGGAACATGACCCCGTTCTGGAACGCGCCACCATCGCTGCCACGAGCCAAAAAAGCGAACAGTTCATCACCCGATACCACGGCAACGTGAGCCCCTTCCGTGGCGCTACGAGACTTCTGAGCCAAGAAGAACGCTCCAGAACCGTCGGCAGAATACTGCTCGGACGAAAAGCCGCGTACTGCACCGCCAGAAGTGCGAACAATCAGCTGACGAGCCACGATGTCATACAACAGCCCGCGTCGAAGCCTGTCCCGGTGATCGTTGTCATAGAGCAGAATCTCCGTGGCCGCCACCGCCACTCCAATAGGACGACTCGTCGCGAACGGAGCCGTCGCAGTCAGCAAGCCAGTCGTGGTCGCATGGATGAAGATGTCCACTCCGATAGTCCAGGCCCACGATCCGTTCGTCTCGACGCCCATCACGAGGAAGTATCCCGTCGCTGCACTGGCAACCGTTGCGCGCGCAATGCCCCGCAAACCGACGGTAGCATCCAGCGCTTTCCGCCACCTGTCAGTCGAAGCGTCGTAGTACACAGCGTCAAACGCCGTGATGTTCTCTCCAGCGATGCCGCGCACCGTCCGACCAGCCTCGATCTTGTCGAGATCCGCATTGTACGTGACAGTCTTTGCTGACTCGGTCGGATCTGGCTTCGTGAGGTTCAGGTGCTTCGTGCTGGTTGCCATGCGCGTTTCCCCCTATGGACCGAATGTGCCCACTGTCAACGGACCGAGCGTAACGACTTCGGACTCGCCGCCGTTCCGATCTACGATCGTCACTTCGAACTTTGGTGAGCCAATGCTGCCATTGTCAGCAAGATGCTTCGCTTCGGTGTACCGGTACAGCTCCGTCGTCACTTCCTCGGTGCGCTTGAGCGCAGCTCCGAAGTACACCTTGATGCGGTGCGCCTGGAACGCCGGGTCCCTACCGTCGGGCACTCCGCGCTCCAGCTCGGCATCTTCCTGGATGCTAACGTCAGTGTACCCCCAGACCAGCACGATGTCGCGGTTGGACGCCACCCGAACGGTGACGAGCGTGTCGCCAGTCCCCATCGGAAACGACGCGATGTCAGGCGCGATGTTCCCGCCCTTCCAACTGTCCGAGATAGTCTGGCCGTTGCTGTTCTGCGTCACGACGCCAACCCCAAGACCAGCAGCACTGTACGTAGCATCAACGACGTTGAACAGGTCTGCTCCGTTGCGCAGCACCTTCAGCGCCGTTCCCCTGATCTCGAGGCGCAGCTTGTCTCCAGCGACAGCAGTAGGTCCAGTAGCGAGCGTGACCCAATCGTCGCCAAACCCCAGGTTATGACCAACCCATTTCACCAGCCTAATGAGCAAGTCAGCCCCGCCGAACGTGCCAATCATGATGCCATAAGCGCTGAAACTCGAGCGCACCGTGCCAGTCTGAATGCGTGCAGCAATGCCACCGCCTTGCGCGATAGGCGTTACGAGCGTGAACTCCACGTACTGGTTGGCTAACGGCGTGTTCACATCCCAGTACGCGAAGCCATTGGCTGTGCCGATGTGCCGAAGCGTACTGGACGTAATCCGTAAGGCTTCGGTAGAGTTCTCGTCTTCTGTCCAGTCCGTTCCGAGGCTCAAGTTATCGCCACGGTTCCACTCGTCCACAACGTCAAGCGCTGGGAACGGCGGCTGGTACTCCTGCTGGACACGCAAGTTGTTTGCACGTGTCGGCATGCCACCCGTCGCTTTGTACGTGATGCTGATTGGCTGCACGTCAGCGAGCGATTGCTCCTCGCCCATCACGTTGATGGACGCGGCCTTGAAGTAAATAGTGCGGTCCACCATCGTCCAGTCGATGGCCATGGATTGCACCGGCTGAAGCCCGAGACGCGGCAGAGTGCCGCGCACCGGCGTGACGACAACGACGTACTGGTTCAGCAGCACCGCACCTTCCTCGGCAACGTGCGCAGCAGCTGACGTCAAGTCCATGCCACGCAGGAGATTAGAGAGCGTGTACCTCTGGCCGCTAACTAGCGTCGCGGTCTTGAAGTAGATGACCTCTTTCTTGACGAGGATCTTGTTGACTCCCGCTCTCCACTGCACGTCTGTCACGGCGAGGAGCGTCGCGTCCGGCGTCAAAATCTCGACGTCCACCGTGTTGACAGTGTCCTCAAACTGCGACTGCGTTGCAGCCAACGTCGTCTTGGTCACTCCCCATATCGTACCCTGCGTGACTTGAGCTATGCGCGTGTACGTCGCGTTGTCATTTGACGCGTAGAGCCGAGCGCCAACCCATGACCGGTCCATTCCAGCAACGATCATGACCAGCGACGGGTTGCCGTTGACTGGCACCGGTGGTAGCTCCATGACGTCCAAGTACGTGTGCACCGCTTGCCCGCGCGGCTGCGGCACCACAGGCACAGCGAACTCGGCCTGCGGGTACTCGTGCCAGTCGAGGATGTTGTCGTTCTCTTCGACGACATCGACGCCCGTCCGACCATCATCCTCCTCGCTGATTCCGATGACGCGCATCTTCTTGCTCGCGAGCGAGAGGTCGGCGTCAGTCCACGCTACCACGTCGCTCGGCTCGATGTCTCCGTCCTGCGGCCCCATCGGAATGTGCGCAGCCATCCGCTTGTAGGACCGCGTCCAGAGGATCCTGTAAGCGAGCTTCCGAGCGTGAGCAGGGTTGGTGATGCTCTCGCCACCAACTTCCAGCTCAGCCCCTTCGCGTCGCCCAACGAGCCAGTCGTCCTTCGCTTCGGCCGTTTCAGGCGTGTACTCGTTCGCACGGTTCGTGTAGTGCACCAAGACTCTGTTGACGATGTCCGATGACCCTTCGCGGCTGACCGCCACGTCCCCGAGAGCGTAAGCCGCAGTCGTCAGCGTTCGCGGAGCTGTCTCTTCCTTGCGGACTCGCAGCTTGAACTTGCCCTCGCTGAAGTAGAAGAAGCAGTCCACGAGAACCAGCATGCCTTCGATGTGCTTCAGCAAGCTGGCCCTGTCCTTGATGACAGGCGACAGGAACAGCTTGTGCTTCGCGAAATGCTCCGATGCTTCCGCAAAGGACACCATATCTACCTTCGCCTTCGCGACACCTGCGCCGTACCGCGTGTTTGTCAGCGCGTCGTAAGCGATCCACGCAAGGTTCTGGTCCCCCTCGGCTGTCGAAGACTTCGCTCCATTCGTGCCCCAGATCAAGCCCACGAAATCGCCGCCAGTCTGCGACCACTTGAGCGTCTTGTCCGACAGCTTGAAGCACTTGACCAGCGTCTTCGCTGTGTTCTGCTTGTTCACGTAGAGAAAGTCTCCTGCGATGACGATGGTCATCTGCGGAATGGCCGGGTCAGCGCCAAGCGTGAAGAAGAAGTTCTGCAAGCCAGTCCACGTGTCGAGCAGCGGCATGACGTTCGACGTGGCCCCGCCAACCGCGATGGCCGCGCCGAACTTCATCAGCCCCGGCGTGTCCGTTGTCCGTCCGCTCATGTCGTAGACGCGAATCTCGCCGTTACTACCATCCGCGAGAGTGTTGAGTGCCCAGTAGACGTAGAGCAGCCCCGATTCCAGCATAACACCCGTGATCGCCTCGCCAGCTTCAGTGATCCCGACTGCGTCTATCCCGGTACGGTTGATGAACAGTGGCCCGCGAATCAGCACCGGGTTGCCGCTGCTGTCCGGGTCCCTCGCGTAGATCCACAGTCGCCTGTTCGGTCCCGCCACGAGGTAGACGAACTTATCATCCAAGTCGGCATCGTACCCGTTGCTCCAGAAACCATCCCCGACGTCAACGCTCCAAGCGAGCGTCAACTGGTCGCCGTTGGGACCAGACCAGCTGAACACGTTGAACCGCGTGTTGCCCGCTACCATTTGCCCGCCCACGATGACTCCGGAAGGCCTGACCTCCAGGACTCGCGACACCGAGTTGATGCCAGCCAAGCTCTGCGAATGGAGCAATGCGCCCGTAACCGCGTCACGTACTTGGAGCGTGGACCCGCCGATCACACCTGCGATGAATTTGTACTTCCCGTGGAATGACGCGCCATCGCCTCCAGGGTTGTAACTGGTGATCAAAGTGCCGGTGTCCGGAACGCGCCGGTCGATGTTCGTTTGCGAGGTAATCAAGCCAATAGCGTCATCCTGCACGACCCGTGCCCGTCGCGTGATCTCGAAGGTGAAGTTCGGGATGGTCGTTGACCCGCCCAAGTCCCAGTCCTTGAAGACAGCGTAAGCGACGTACCGGTATCCCACGGCGTCCTGCACTCCGATGAGGCTCTGCCTGTAGGAAAAGAACATCGTGATGTTCGTGTACGTCCCGCCGAAGGTGACCCGGCCCGTGTCGTAGTCGATCGTGTACTGGTTCTGCGCTGGAGCTGAAGCGACTCGAGCCAGCAAAACGCGACCCCGTGCGCCACCGACGATGAGCGAGCTGTCATAGTAGTACACTTGCTCGCTACCGACGAGCACTGGCACGAACGACAACGATGCCGACGGCGCAGTTCCGTTGATGATGCGACTGTCGGAGCGCAGCGGCTGAACCGCTCCCACACCCTGCGTTGCTGCGCTGATCGTCGGGTCTGCTACCTGTACTTCGTTGCCTTTGTATATGGTTATCTGCGAGCCGTACCGCACCAAGTCCACGAGCGTCTTGTTAGACCAAATGCGATGCGCGTGGTCGATGATGCCTTCGCTGATGCCGACGGCGAACGATGCGGTGTACCGCACGTCCTCGCTACCACCTTTGCCGCCAGCTCCACCCTTGCCGCCCTTGCCGCCAGAATCTCGTATGGTGCGGAAGTTCCCGTACCAAATGATGTTTCCAGCCACGCGCTGGCGACCGTACACGACCTGCAGCGGCGTGCCTTTCGCTGTCGTCTGGAACTGCAAGTTGGCGATCTTCTCCGGGCCGTAGTCTCGCGCCTTCGGAAAGAGCAACGACCCGAGGATGGACCCGATGGCAAAGCCAATCTGCCCGCCCTTACCCGGGAACAGCATGTTCCCGAGCAGAGCACCGAGTCCAGCGACGACCAAGCGTCCTGCCGCGCCCATCAGGTTGACTCCTTCAACCGGTATGTAGCGGAGTAGTGCGCCTGCCAGTACGGGTTGTCCATGCGATCTACGGTCACTCCACCGCTACGACGCCACGAGTGAACAACTTGCTCCTGCCCAATCCAGATAGCTCCGTGCGAGACAGTGCGCCCCATCTTGAACATGAGCACGTCGCCAACCTCGCGAGCTCCCGTGACAACGCCTGCGTACTTCAGCAGCTGGTTCAAGTAGAGCTCCTCGCTACGGTGCAAGTTCCAATCAGGCGGGTAGTAGTCTACGCGCAAGCGCGGCAACGCTCCGACCGCTTCGTAGACGCCGATCAAGAACGTCGCGCAGTCGCACCCGCTTCCCTTCACGCGAGCCATGTGCAAGTATGGCGTGTCAACCCACGACAGAGCTTCGACTCGAACGTGCTCCTGCATAGCCGGGCTCATAGGGTGTCCGTCGGCTTCGGTATCGTCGGGAACCCGCGAAAGTTCGGCAGGTTGCTGAACTTGACCTTGCACGTGCTCAGCCGCTTGTCGCACCCCGCTGCTGCTTTGATCGTGTCACCGACGGCAGGAGTGACTAGCGCCGGGTGAATCAGCGTGACTGTCTCGACGCCAGGGTACGACCGGATGAAGAACTCCGACCAGAGCATGAACGCTCGCGCCGTCTGCCTCGTCGCGATAGCCCTGACATACCGGAACGTCAGCGGCGCGCCAAGCACGAGCTTGTACAGCCAGCGGTCGAAGTTCGGGTCTGGCTGCGTCGCTTGGCTGAACGTCACCGTGCCACGCGACGTCCACGCACTGTCGTCGGGACTCGTCTGGAACTCGACCTGCTGCGGCCGGTAAGGGTACGACCCTGGGAGGTCCCACGGATGCTGCGTATGTGACGTGACGAACTCGTCGAACGCGAGAGCCGAGCCGAGATCTATGCGCACGGTGATAGTCTCGGTGCCGAGAGCATCCAAGTCCCACCCGACGTTAGGTGCGCTCGACACATCGTATGCCTCGATCAGGTCGGTCAACTCGACGTTGCCCGTGTCAGGAAAAGAAGCATGTGGCGCGTGCGACTTGGTGTAGGCCTTGCCAGTAGCCACCTCCGTGTCTGCGTGACTGTGCTTCTTGATCGTGCGCTTCAACCCGGCGTTCGCTCCGTCTACGAACGTCATCTCGCCAAAGTCGTAGTAACCCTTCAGCTGGTTCTGGCTGAACTTGACCACCGTATCAGTCGAGCCAGCGAGCACCGTCGCGGTCTGCTCGAACGAAGCGCGGGCAACTCCGCACCATTCGTCGTACAGCTGGTTGTTGCAGAGCTCCTGGTAGATGGTCCTCGGAACTTGCCGATCGACCTGCGCCATGGGCGAGAGGCACTGCAGCTTGACTTGCCCACTGGTGAACGTAGCCGTCTCGGCCACCCACGCGGAGTGCGCTACCGCATCAACCAGCGGGTTCTCGGCGTCCCACTTGAAGAGCTCGATGTCCGCGTTGTCCAGCGCGCCAGCTAGGACGAACTCGCTGAGCCTCCGCTCCTGACCCGCGAAGATGAGGATGACGTTTGGGATGCTAATGTCCATCGAGTCCACTTGCAGGTTGAGCCGCGTGTGCGCTACGTCGCGCTTGTGCCCAAAAGCCTGGAACAGGAACGGCGCTCCGCCGATATTCGCTGTCACATCGGTGTCAAAATCGGCAAAACGATAGACAGTCCCAGCTTGCAACGTCACCCGGTACAGCGTCACGTGCTGCCGGTTCGGTTGCTTGGAAGTGTCCTTGTACGACTGCGGATGAAGCTTAGGCATTACTGAGCTACCCCATCGATGAGCGTCTTTTCTTGCACAAGCTCCACCGTTGTGCCCCACCTGTCGTGCACGACGCGGTCGAAGTCGATGTAGTCCTCGGCGAAATGAACGCGGTACTTCGCGTTCGTCGCGTCATAAGTCAGCACCGCGCCTTGAGCCGGAGCCGCCGCGTACGTCACGACACCGGTGAAGTAGTCGACAGTCGGCTGCGGAGAGTCGATGACGCCGTTGGTGTACGTGGTCACCGCAGCCGCCCAGTCCTCCATGATCTTGAACTTGGTCTTCGTCGCATTACCCAGCCCGAAGTACTCACCGGCCGGGTTCGGCAGGAGCGGGTTCTGGAACAAGAACGCTTCGAAGATCCCGCGGCGACGAAGCAAGAACTCCTGCATCTGCTTCCGCTCCGTGTCCGTGAGCGCGTGATACTCCAGCGGAATGAGGAAGCGCGGCCGCTCCCACAGGAGGTTGCGCTGCTCGAAACCGCTCTTGTATGGCACCATCTCGTTCGACATGAGCGGTCGTATCCTGAACCGGTTCGGTGCGAAAGCCCACTCGAACTCGCCGAGAGCTTCGAAAGTATTGAGCCGAACCCCTGACTGCCCGTTACCCCACGCGCCAGGCGCTCCAGCAGTCACTTCGGCATTCACCTGGTCGTGCGCGATGGCCCCGTTGTAGTACGTCCGCAACCGGATGCCCTGCGCTTGAATCCTGATCTCTGCACCTACCACGCGCGTGATGGCTACGTTGCTGCCGACTTGCACGAGCGCAGCGCTCACGCGCTTCCACAGCTGAAAGGTGTTCGGGAACCCGCTGAGGAACGTGGTCGCGTAGAAGTCAGGCGTCGCTCCAACCCCCACGCGCAAGGCCACGCCGATGTTGATGTCAGTCGTGCTCGCGTCCGCTGCCGTGACGCGAACATCAGCCGGAGAAGCCCCGCGCCACAACCCGACGTGCTGGACCCCGCCGACCGTACGCAGGAGGTTCGCGTTGATCTCGAGGTCCCCCTGGCGCTCCTCCCAGTTGACGCCGAGGTTCGTGGAGTCTGCCCTATCGAAAGTGTCCTTGAAAAGCCGCACGACAGGCATCCTAGGCACCCCTCAAGGCCGGATGGTTGGCCCGTCGCCCGCCGCCGATGAGGCTCATGAGGAAGTCACGCTGCTCGTACAGCTTGTCCATGCCTGTCGCGGTGTCCCACGCAAAGATGCTGATGCTCACAGGCGTCCCTCCGCCACCCTCGACGGGAATCTTGCCGCCCTTCAACGGCACGACCGCTTCCTGGTGGTTGAACTCGGACAGCATCGCGAGCGTCGGTCGCTTCGTGACCATGCCACTGGCTGCCATGGCTATCGGCACCAAGCTGCCATTCACCACGCCACCGCGACCGAGAAACAAGCCAGCGATCCCGAGAATCGTCGCGAGAAGGCCGCCCCCTCCGCCGCCGCCGCCACCGCCACCCCGCAGCTTACCGAACATGCCACGCATCGCTTCCTCGATGCCCAGCATGATCACGATCTGCTCCGCAGCGATCTTGGTGATCATCTGCAGGATGGTGCTCCCCAAGTTCCGGAAGAACTTGGAGAACGCCTCACCGAACGACGCAGAGCCAGTGATCAAGTCCTGAAACAACGTCGAGAACGCGCCAGCGATAGCATCGGTGACGCTCTTCGCGTCCTGGTACGCCTTACGCATGGCGGACGGAAGCTCCACGCCGAGCAGCTGAGCAGCTCGAACAGCTCCGAGCTTCTTCTGCGTCAGCTTCTCGAACTCATCCTGCAGAGCTTTCAGCGCCGTCACGCCCGCCGGGCCGAGCGCTGCGTAGTGAGCGATGTACAACTGGATCCTGCTGATGGCAACGTCAGTCTCGGCCGCCACGCGCGCGATCGCATCAGCCTCGAGCGTGCGACGCTTGTCAGCTGCCGCATCCTGGTCAACCTCGAGGTCGAGCTTCTTCTGAGCGAGCGCGAGCTCGTGCTGAACTGCGCTGTCAACCGCCTCGATGCGTGCAGCAATATCCTTGATGGCGGACTGCGCTGCATCAGCGTGATCCTGCCGCTGCGATTCGAGGAGCGCTTTCGCCCTATTGTAGCTGTCCTCTCGCTCCTGCTTGGCCGCCTCGTCAGCCTCACGCTCGAACTGATTCCGTTGCGCTATGGCCTTCTCCTCGTCTTGCGCACGCTTCGCTTTGATAGCAGCGACATCGGCGATAGAATCGAGCTCGATTTTCACGCGCTCTTGCACGAGCTGAATCTCCATCTTGCGCCGCTGGTTCCTCGCCTGCGCGATAATGTCGTCCGCTGACCTGGCTTCAGCGTCATCCTTGGCAACTTTCTTGGCCGCCTGGACCATGGCAATGTACTTGTCCAGAACGCGGATACTCTCCTCGAGCTGAGCTACTTCGCCATCCAGCGCTTCGATCTCGATGTCCGCTGCTTCCTTGAACTGGTTAGCTGCGCGTATCCTCGCCTGGAGCGCTGTGAATTGCTGCTTGCCACCAGTCGCCAGCGCGCTACGCAGCGCTTCGTCCCTCGCTCCAGACGGCCCGGTAGGAACGTCCGCCCGCTCACCTGCTCTCTGCTCGCCAGCCGCGGAAATGAGTGCACGACGTTCGACCTCCGGTGTCAACCCGATGACGCGTCCGATAAACCCTGCAATCCTCGCGAGCTTCGGCAGCACGAAGTCAGCTACTTTGCCCAGCGCGTTCATCGCACCTATCAGCGGCCCGAAGATGACGTTCGCCAAGCCCTTGAGCACCGGTACCAACGCGTCCTGGATGACGGAGAGGTACGGCTGCCACTTTGCCCACCCTGCTGACACCTTCTCGCCGAGCGCTATCAAGCCAGACCCTATGGCGATCATCGTGCCTTGAAGCCGAGCCTTCGTCACTCCCCACGCGTCGCCGATGCGCTCGGCCTTGACGATCATCTCGGCGGACAGCACCTTGCCTGACGCAGCCGCTTGGTCTCCGAGCTTCTTGATCTCCTCGCGACCCTGCATCATCGCAGGAAGGATGGTGAACGCAGACCGTCCGAGCAGCTGAAGCGCAATGGCGTTGCGCACCGCATCGTCCTTGACGGTCCTGAACGATTCCCCGAGGTCCAGCCATACTTCGTTCAGCGCGCGCATCGAACCGTCGGTGTTCTTGGTTTCCACGCCCAGCGCCCTGAACAGCGCGCTCGCGTCGCTGCCGTCCTCCAGCGTGCCACGCATGGCCTTGGACAGGAACCTGAACGACCCAGTGAGGTCCTCGAACGAGCCGTGCTCCTGCTCGACGGCGAACCTCAGCCGCTGCAGCTCCTCGGCTGCGACACCCGTCAGCTTGACGACTCGGTCGATCTCTTCGCCGTACCCGACGTACGCTCCGATAGTAGCCCTGACACCAGCCGTCAGGATAGCGAACGCCGTCGTGACGATCGCGACTTTGCTGAGCAACGACCCCAAGCTCGAGCCAAGCCCAGCGCTGCCAGCGCTCGCGGCCCGAGCGGACACGTTGACGCCAGCGAGCTCGCCGCGCAGCGACTTGAGAATCGCTTCCGCTTGGGCTGCGTTGGCCCTTACGATGATCTCTACGGTGTTAGCCACTGCTCGTCCTCGCGTTCGCTTCCGCTTGAGCTTGCCTCAGCTGGCGGTCCTCTTCCATCACGTGCATCCTGAACACCTGGAGCGCCATCCTGAAGTCGTCAATCGGCAGGTCCAGCAGCTCCGACGGGAGCGTCCTGTAGAACCGGCACATCGGACCTAGCACCATCCACGTTTTGGCGACGAAAGTTGTCCACCGCTGCCATCGCAGCTTCCGTCATGCCGCTGAAGTCGGTGATGGTGTCGAACAGGAACTTGCGGTCCGCTTCCTCCAGCTCGTCAACGTGCAGCCCCTTGCTGTCATCACCGATCACCGTCAGCCTGGGTGCTACCACGCCCTTGACCAGGACGACTTCTTCGATGGCTAGCACCTCGTCAGGATGATTCTTGAGGTACTCTCGCGCGACTTCCTCGGGCACTTCTTTCATCGTCTCGATGGTGAGCGCCACGAGCCCCTTCGGCACGAAGTCCTGCTGCTTGAGCTTCCTGACCTCGAAGCTCGCGCCGCTCGGTGCCTCGACGACCTTTCGAACCCTCGCTCGGTACTCCGCGACCGTGACAACCATGACCTACCGCCTCCTCGAATGTGCCGCCGTTGGCACCAGGATCACTTCTACACCCAACCTCCGACCAGCAACCAGTGCAACCAACGAGGCCGGCTCCTCTGCCGCTGCGCCAGGCCGCGGGACCGGGCGGTGCGACTTCGGTGCCGGCCTCTTCTCTGCGCTCCCGCGAGCGCTACACCAGGCCGAAACTGTCCTACAGTTACGAACTAGTACGCTGTCTTGTTGCTGTCCAGGATCGTGTCGATCGGCGTGTTCGCCACGTTCGGGTCGAACGTACCCTTGCCGTCGAACGCGACCATGATCTCGTCCGGCCCGCTGATGCCTACCGGGTACGCCCTGTACTGGTACAGCGGAATGTCCAGCTGCAAGCGGTAGTTGCCAGCACCCAGCGCGTCTCCTGTGAGCAGGAGCTTCATGAACCGCTGCGCCCTGGTGTCGAAGCTGTCGAACTCGGCGGAGCTAGCCAGCATGGTGCCGCTGACCGTCACCTGCCGCACCCCAGCAGGCCGCACCCTCGCGTACTCCCTGGTGGTATCGATGTACGACTTGCCCTCGACGTTGTTGTTCACCAGCACCCTGAGGTCCGTCATGGTGTTGAACGCCGTCGGGTCAGGCAGCGACACCACGCACTGGTTCCAGAGGAACGGGGTCGTGTCCTCGAAAACAGGCGTTGTCGCAGCGATGCGAACCATCTTGAACGGGATGAGCCCAACCCTGGCCATCATGACCTTGCTGGCGATGCCCCACGTGAGCTCCAGCTCGTTCACGTTGCATCCCGCGTACTGGAAAGCCTGGCCCAAGTCGCGATGCACCTCGATCGTGTACGGCCTGAGGACAGACAGCGCCGAGAACTCGGTCTGCCTGATGGTGGCGTCGTGCCGGATCCTCACGTTCACGAACCCCTGCGTCAGGAGCGGGTTGATGGTGTACACCGTGGTCACGCGCGCCCGGATGTAGAACAAGTTGTCGGTTGTGCTAAGCGTTCGCCTAGCCCAGTCAGCCGGCCTCGTGAACGTGATGACCTGGAAACCGGACACGGTGAAGCCCGCAGTGCCATCGACCACGCCGACCAGCGCAGCCCACGCAGTACCGTTCCAGTACTCCCACGCCACGACACCAACGGTGCCGACTGTGCCAGTGCTGATGCGCAGCCTGTCGAACCGAGCAGCAGCGCCGACCGCGAAGTAGTCGCCCACAGCTTCAGTCGCCGGGAACGGTATCACGTCGTTCACCGTCACGTCATTGAACGCGACCGTCTGCTCGACGAAAACGTCCGGCCCCGGAGTCGCGTCAACCTGCCACGCCCTCACTGCTGGATCGTCTTGGATGGTGGACGTCAGGTCACCGATCGCGCCCTGGAGCAGGAAGCCCAGGATGTTCGGGTGCGCGTCCATCTCGATGTCGCCCGCGTGCGTCCGGAGGCCCTGGTACGTCTGGCCTTCGTCGAACACGCCCGTGATGTTACCAGGCACCACTTCTTCGATCGCTGTCACCAGCGACTCGTTGTGAAAGCGGAAGTAGTCCGACGCGGCAACAGGAATCCCTGCCGTGACTTCCTTCGCCAGGCCGATGTGGCCTTTCCTGCCCTGCGGCATCTTACTTCACCTCGCCTTTGGCTCGGGGCGAACGCCCCGCCTTCCTGAAGTTCCTACCTCTTCGCTACGGAGTCGTTCGCGCCTCGTACTCTATGTCGAACTGCACCCAGTGCACCCCTTCCTTCGGGATGCCGTCGTAATCGACACCTATGCCGGTAACGTACAGCACCTGCCCTGCCAAGCTCTCATTCTGCATGACCACTCGCTCAACTTCCTTCGCCAGGTCCTGGAGCGACGCTTCCGCTACCGCTGGACTCTGGTTCTGCACGAACACCGCGACACTGATGCGAACCAGCGACTGCCAAGCCACCGGGTTGCCGATGTACTGCGCTCTCGCGTCCGCTCCAGTCCCGACCACGTTTCCGTGCGGGAACTTGAGCGTCGGCTCCGTGGGGTCGATAGGCTCCCGCGCCCACTTGACAGCCGACGTCGAAGCGTCAGCTTCGAGCTTGGTCCTGAGCTCGTCTGCCATCGCCTTCGGGTTCGGGAGCGCCACCTACGCCAGCCCCTTTTCTATCTCGCGCCCGATGATCGTCACCATCGCCTTCGCTCCTTCGGCGATGCTCGGAGCGATGTACGGTCGCTTCGGGATGACCACTCGCTTCGCGAACACGGTCTTCCCGTCCACGACGAACCTCAGGTACTTCTTGCGCTTCGGCACGATCACTCCGCCGAACTCGTGAATGCGCGCGTACACGACGTTCGTTCCGACGACGACCTGCAGCACTTTTCCGTCCCCTTGCACGGGACCGCGAGCTATGCTGCCACGCAGCCTGTTCGACCTGACTTTCAGCACCTCGCCTGACAGCTTCTTCTTGACCACCCTCACGAGATGATCAGCCGCCAGCGCCATCCCGCGCCTAAGGAGCTCTGGGTGCTTCTGCAACTTTGCCAGCAGCTGCGGCACTCCCTTGATCTCCAGCTGCAAGCCCATGGACGCCATTCTTGCCCTCCACGTACTTCTTCCAGCCCCACGCTCCGAGGAGCGGGAACAGGATCCAAGGCGCTGTCTCGAGCAGGGTCGCGATGTCTGCCACGTTCTTCGCGAGGTACATTCCCTGCAAGTACAGAGCGATGATCACCGCCACGACCGCGTGCTGCCAAGCTTGCTGCTTCACGACATCACGCGCTTGTAGCTGGTGAGCACGAACTTCGTGTTGCCTGGCATGTCAGCGTAGTACGTCGCGCTGTGGTCCTGGAACGACTCGGTCTGGTACTCCACCTTGTTGCGGAGCCTGAACCGCGAAGCGCTCCACTCGACCAGCGCCAGCTTCAGCTCCGCCAGCTCCGCGCTCGAGGCCGCGTACCCCGCGTCGTACGTGACTTCGACGTTGTTCTGGCCCGCGTTGCTCGGCCAGTCCCACCCGCTCGGACGGTACAGCCGACCAGCCTTGGCGTCGTGAACTTCCCACGAACTCGCGCCTGCCACGATGGTCGTCCCGCCGATCTTGAGCGTCGCAACCGAAACGATCGGTCGCTCGTTCAAGTCCAGGAACAGCCGGCCGTCCCCGCTGTGCTTCTCCGCGGTGACCGTCGCCTGCTCCAGCAAGTACCTCGTGTACGTCCTCGCAGCTCTCTCGATGGCCGCCACGATCGGCGTCAGCACGGTGTCGAACGCCGTGTCAGCGATGCCGAGGTGCAGCTTGACGTCGGCTATCGCGTGAATAGCCACGTCACAGCGCTCCTGTCCTCACGCTCTTGCCGCCGACCCACTGCTGGTGCACCAGTTCCTTCGGGACCTTCGCTCCATCCTTGTACCGCTTGGCTACGCCTCTCCTGATGACGTCCTCTGCGTCAGCTACTTCGAGCGTCGCCACGTCGCTGCGCCTGTACGGCGGGAAGTCGCGAACGAACGTGACCGTCACCCGCTCGATGCCTGCGTTGCTCTCGTCAGTTGCCACAGCACCCTCCGCGTCCAGCCAGGTGGGAGGGTTCGCCTCCCACCCAGCCATCACCTCAGCCCGCTAGGACTTGAGGAACCTGCGAACGAGCAGACCGTGCACGGACACCGCCACGTTCGGCGAGGTTCCGCCCACGAACGCCACGACGGACGAAGCCCGGCGGTACCGCTTGGACGGGCGGTTGCCCGCCTTCGCGTTGGCGTGCAGCTTGTCCTGCAGCTCGAAGATGCCGTTGATGGCGATGATCTGCGCGAACGCGATGTTCGCGTTCGCTTCGTCCTTGGCATTGGCGAACGTCGAGTCGTCGTCGCTGTCCTTGATCGTGATGTCGACCGTGAAGCTGGTCGGCGTGCCTTCCGCGTCGCCGACGTCAGCCACCCAGAGGATGCCGTACGCCTCCTGCGCGTCCACGCTCGCACCCTCAGTCGTCCCGGCTGCGTACTCGTCGGGGCGAACCGACGCGAATGCCTTGACGCTGTTGATCAGGTCGTACAGCTTGAGTCCCATGACGTTTCCTTCCTGCCCACTTCAGGCGGGGCCAGCCTGCTGGGGGCCAGTTGAGGCCGGCCCCCTCCGCCTACGTAGCTTACTTGACCGCTGTGAGCTTGGCGAACGACTGCGTCAGCGAGAGCTCGCCGTCGAGCCGCTCGTACACCTTGATGACCTGCTGGTGCTTCTCGAACGCGCCAGCGCCTTCGGTCGTCGTCTCGACGGCCATCTGCTGACGGTCGAAAATGTAGTACCATCGCAGGTTCCCGAACCAGATCTCGGACTCCGTGCCAGCTCCGAGGTTCATCGGGATGTCGTCCTGCTCGATTGCCGGGTAGCCGTACAGGCGTGCCGGCTGCGCCTGGTTCGCGATGCCGCCAGCCTCGACAGCGTCCACCCAGATCGGGCGGAGCTGCGAGTCCTTGAGCAACCGGACCAGCTTGACGATGTCGTTGTGGAGCAGGAACACCGCCCCCGGCCTGTACTGGCGGCCGAGCTTGTAGATCAGCTTGATGATGTCGTCGATGACCAGGTTCGCGCCCGCCTGGGCCTGCGACGCCACGCCTGCCGTGTTACGCAGGCCGAGCGGCTGCCCGACGCCGGAACCCGTCATGAACGCCTTGTCCTCTGCGGCCCGGAACCCCTCCGCGAAGAGCGTGACAACCAGCTGCGCCACGTTCACGCCCGCGTCGTCGAAGAGCTCGCGCGAGCTGCGGAGCATGCCGTCCAGCCTCCAAACGCGCCACAGGACCTGGCCGAGCTCGAGGTCCGAACCGGCGCCGACCGTGGTCTCCGTCAGCGTCTGGTTCTCACCTTCCCAGTACATCTTCACCGCCCCAGCCAACCGCGGCATGGAACCAGCCGCAGCCGCGACCGGGAACACCGTGGCCCTCGCCCTGATGACCGGGATGGTGATAATTTCCCTGATGACCTCGGCGCGGAACTCTTCGGGAAGCAGGTAGCCACCCTCGGGTCCGACGCCGCCGCTCATCGCGGCCGCGCGAACGTAGTCCCTGTCGAAGAGCGAGCGAATCAGGCCGAACGCGCGGTTGCGCGGGTCCATCTTCGCGACCTCGTCGTTGGAGGGAACTACGCCGTGCTTCAGGTCCACCTTGTCAAGGCCCAGAGCCTTGATGCGGGCGTCCAGCGCGTCGTTGATGAGCGCGTTGAACTCCGCCATGGTGTACCGCTTCACACTCATTGCACTTTCCTCCCTCTCGCGAATTTGCCCTGCACAGACCAGCGCTCGCCTCTCCTCGTGACGCTACTCTTCGACCTCAACGCCTTCAACTTCGACATCGTCCTCGTCCACTTCGACCGCTTCGATGCCTTCACCTTCAGCACCAGGCTCGGGAGCCGGATCAGGATTGGGCACCAACGGAGCGACTTTCTTGCTACCTTCGTCACCCTCGTCGCCCTCGTCTTCATCGTCATCGTCATCCGGCTTCTGCGCTGTCTCGATGACTTCGTCGAGCATGTCCCGTGCCATCACCAGCTTCTCCAGGTTGCTCTGCCGTAGCACCGCTCCCTTGCGAGCAGCCATGACCTCGTCGAGCGTCTTGGCAGCGACGCTGAACTGCGCAGCGTGCTCAGCCAGGTGCGCGTACGCAGCCACCACCACGGCATCCGGGATGCCAGGCGCGAGCAGCGCTTCGAGCGCGAGCTCCACGCCTCGCTTGATCGTCACCAGCGACCCGCCCTCGACGTCGTGGTGCGGGAACACCAGCTCGCTCCCGTTGATCACCGCGTACGCCTTGGCCCGCTTGGCAGCGTCCCCGCCAGCCCACTCAGCCACCCGCTGCTGCGCTGCGATGGCATCCCAGACTTTCTCGGGATGATCCACGACCGCCGGCGCGAGGCCTTCTATCGCCCCCTTCGGAACAGGCCGCCACACGTTGCTGCCCACCTGCGCGTACGCGACAGACATGGTGCGCATGAGCGCTTTGCCCTGCTCCTCGTACTCCTCGGGCACCATGCCCTCGGACAGCGCGCCGGGATTAGCAGGCACCGGGACTGCGCTGTACTCGACGAGCTCGTTCTCTTCGAAGCGCAGCGGCTCGTCCATGCTCTCCGGCTCGACGATCTTCGTCGGGATGAACCCCACCGACCACGCGCGCAGGTACTTCTCCTCGTAGAACCTGCGCACGATAGCAGCCCACGGGTTCATGTCAGCCGGTACCCACTGCATGTCCGACTTCAGCTTCGCTCCCTCGATGTACTCCTTGACGGAATTGCCGATGGGCAGCTCGCTGCGGAAGTGAGCCCACAGCACCACGGGGTTCTTCCTGTACGCCTTCGTGTCCCACCCTTCCGGGTTGAGGATGGTGTGGTACCTGTCCACCTGCCCGGTGCTGATGGTCACGGTGTCGAAGTCGTCGCCCCGCTGGTACTCGCTGCCCAGCGCCCACCGGAGCAGCACGCGCTCGCCCTTGGCAACTTGGCCCACCAAGTGCGAGCGAAACTCCTCGGACAGCTTCGTCCTCATGGCCAGCAGTCTCCAGTTTCCAGTATTCCCGCGGGTTGCCTTGCTTACGGTGGGTTCGCTACGCTCGCAGAAAACTTCCTCTAGTTCAATAGTAACCTACGGCGATCTCGCTGTCAACAGGCAACTTGAATGTTCACGAGCTATTGTTCACTCCAATGTTCCGTCAGTCCTTCGGGACCTGGCACGCTGCTGCGTAGATAGGCACCGCCGCCACGTACCCGCCTCCCCACGCGAACATCGTGGCCGCAGCGGAACCGTCGGACTTGATGACTGGGCCTCCGCTCATGCCTGTCGCAATTTCCGCCATTCGCACGTAGAACACCGGTCCCACGACCGTGCCATCCTGCATGACCTGCCGCGACCGGTACCCCGCAACTTCGGTGCTGACTTCGATGTACGTCCCCCGCTTCCACCCAGCGATGGTGACCCGCTCGCCTTGCGCCAGCGGCTCGCTGCTCTCTGCGAAGAACGGCAGCTTGTGCCCCGCGACCTCGATCATCGCGCTGTCGGTGCGAACGTCCCAGCACACGACCTTCGACTGCGCACCCAGCACGCCTGCCCTCTGCGTCGCTACCACGTGCCTGGCCGTGCGCGCGTACCCGGGCGCGACGTAGAACGCGCTCCCGAAGCTCATGTCAGCCTGGGCGACGACCGGCACGTACGCCTTGTACAGCTGCTGATCGAACGGTGCCTGCTGCGCAGCGGTAAGCGCAGGTGCCAGCGCAACGAGCGCAGCTACGAGCCCAGCCAGCAGCCCGTGCAGTGCTCCCTTCGTTGCCGCTAGCATCGCTCTCACCGCAGCTTCCTCGCAACGCCGCAGATGTAGCCGATCACGCTCTGATCGCCGCGCGCGAGGCTCATGACCCCTTCGGCGTCGACGCTGCCGTCCCTGTCCAGGTCGATGTACTCGTAAGTGACCGTGTCGCTGCCGTCGGTGACCAGGATCAAGTACGCGCTCTTCTCAGCATCCTCGCCAGCCTTGCCGTAGGTGAGCCGGAAAGCGTCCCACCACGCGTGCTCCTTCACCCTCTCGAGCGCTTCGACCTCGACGTAGAACGGGTCCGCATCCGCGCATCCCTCGATGAACTCGCGCTGGACCACGTATTCAGGCCCGAGCACGCTCGCCATCCGCTTCTTGGCCGGCCCAGCGGCGGTACCAGCAGGCACCGCCAGCTGGAGCAGCAGCGCCCCGCACAGCACGATCGCTACCAATGCAGCCAGCGCCTTCATGTCAGCCACCCCCTCACAGCGATGCTCGCCGTGACTCGCTCGTAGTGCGCCACCTCTTCGCGGGTAGCCGGCGTCTTGGACAGCCCGGACGTCACCATGATGGGCAGCCACTGGACGTCAGCCAGCCAGTGCGCCTTCAGCGCTTCCTTGGCTCCGGGCATCTGCACCCACGCAGCTCGCTCGGGGTGCGCGAACGCCACCGCTGGGATGGTGTAGTACGTCCCGCTGGGGTCCACCACCTTGGCGAGCTGCCACACCTTCGGGAGGCACCGCGTAGCGCGCAGGTCCGCCCACCACCTCGACCATGCGCTCATGCGCACGTAGCGCTGCTGTACCTCGCGGATGTCACGCACCGCCCATCCTCCTGTTCACGCTGCGGCACGCGTCGAGCACCTCGGACTCGGTGCCCTGCTGCTTGCAGTAGTCGAGCAGCGCGTCGAGGTCCTTCGGCAGGCACTTGCCTGCGTAAGGCCGCCCGAAGGTCACGTCGAACGACCGCAGCCGCGGGTCTCTGACCACTGCCAGCTTGACGTACTCGGCGTCCTCGCCGAGCAGCCCAGCCAAGCTGTTCCACGCAGATATGCGAAGCGCGAGCATGGCGTTGGCGACGAGCTTGATCACCTCGGCGTTCTTCCTGCTCGTGACGTACAGCGTGCTGCTCCTGGAAGCGGCGTGCACGAACGCGAAGAACTGGCTGTACAGCTTGATGGCATGAAGGTCCTCGCCGAGCACGACCCTCGATGGGTGCAGCGCATCGTCGCCCCACGTCGCTTCGCGCAGGAACTCGGGCCATACGCAGTACCGCTCCGCGAGTCCTGACACCTCAGCCGCTTTGTCCGCTGTACCAGGCATGCACGTGGTGCGCTGCACGACGCATGCCGGCACGTACTGCGCGACATCACGCGCGACCTCGACCGCTATCGCGCTGTCCTTGGACACGTGACCGCCTGCGTGCACGCACAGCAGCACGGCGTCAGCCACCCGCGCGTACGACATCATGACCGTGCGACGCTCGGGCAGCACGTCGTAAAACTCGCACTCCCACCCGAAGTTCCGCATAGCCAGCTCCGTCGCCTTGCCGACGATGCCGTTCCCCACGATCAAGGCACGCATGTCGACCTCCTGTACCGCTCTTCCGCTTCGGCCATGTCGTCGCTGTCCACGTCGCCGCTGTCAAAGTCGAAGTCATCGAACCATCCCATGAACTCGCGCTGGAACCGCTCGGGCACCAAGTAGCCGCCGTCCGGTCGACCGTACGTCGTTTCCTTCGCGATGCCCAGATTGGTGATAGGCACCTTGAAGATGTCAGCCATCACTTCCAGCTGCTCTGCCACTTGTCGAACCTCCCTCGCGCGTCGCTCCAGTCGTCCTCTTCTACCGCGTCCATGAAGTCCGGGCCTTGGAAGCTGTCGAGCGTGAGAGCAGCAGCAGTCGCCAGCACGGCTCTCATAGCTGCCCTGATCGCCTCCGTGAACGACTCGGCTCCTGCAATCGCTACCTCGATAGCTGCACGCGCAGTTACCATGTCCACCTTGTCGATCACTTCGTCACCGCCATGACCCGGCGCACGAACTCCCGCGGGCTGTGCTTCGACTCCAGCAAAGCGGTGTTCTCCTGCGCCATCCTGAGGTGCTCGTCGGTCCCTAGCGCCCGCTGCGCCCGCTTCAACGCTTCCAGCAGCTCTGCTATCGCGTCGCTCCCGAGGAGGTCGAACCTGTACTCGTCAGTCTGCGGCTTGAGGCTGGGGTTGCTCTCGAACTTGTCCAGCACGATGGCCGCCATGCCTTCGACCCACAAGTGGCGAGGCAGGACCATCAAGCACCCCGCGTCCATGGCTTCCATCGTGCTGCGCTCCAGCGCGTAGCTGAAGCTCTTGGACGTCAAGCTCACCCACACTCCCATCCTCTGCGCGGCTGCGACGCCGTCCGCGTACGCCCCGGTGTACCGCGCGACGCGCTGCTCGCCCTTGCGATCCATCCGCGCCACCCACGGCATCGGACGCTTGCGCTTCGTGTTGACGGAGAGGCCAGGCGGCTCGTCGAACTCGACCTCCCACCCTTGGTGCGCCATCATGTTCGTCAGCTTGAAGGAAAACGTCGCACCCATGCCGGTGCTGCTCGCTCCCATCACCCTGACCGGCAAGCTAAGCACCTTGGCGAACGCCAGCAGCGTGTGCGACCCCTTCTGAGGCATGACGCGCCCGGTGCTGCCTAGCACCCGCTTGCAGCTGTACCCGTTCCCGCTCCGCACGTGCATGTACGGATCCTTGACCACCTGGCAAGCTGCGAGCCCAGCCCACTCGCCGGACGCCGCGAACGACTTGCGCTGCGCCATGACGAACAGCGGCTTGCGCTCCAGCAGCTGCGCGAGGAACGGCGC